ACGATCAACGTGCTTTTCTGCAAAAACTCTACCTGTTTTTCACAAAAAATAACTGTCTGTTTTCTTTTCTTATTATATGCACAGACAGTTGTTATTATAGATGAAAAAAATAAATATTGCCATATGATTAATTTTAAAAATATATTAAATTTTTCCTTTTACAATATGCTGATTTTACTAGTGTTTGAGAAAAATTGTTACTATTTTGTTACTAATACATAAAAAGAATTATCAATTAAAAATAATAAATACGGACACGAAAATAGCCGGCAGATAAACTCTACCGGCTATGGTTTTATAATGATTCAAGACCTACTTTCCATGTATTCTTTCCAACAATTCCATCCGCTGTCAATCCGTGGCTCCTCTGCCATGTCTTGGTCGATGCTTCCGTACCTCTGCCGAAATTGCCATCTGCTGTCGCACCAATGATGATCTGCCATACCTTAACCACATTTCCTTTACTACCTTTTCTGATCGTAGTCATATTGTAATCCTCGCTTTCTGATTTTGATGTATTTGCTGCTGCCACTGCTTTATTAAATAAAGCCTGCTCTGCCGACCTACGTCTTTTAAGTCCTGCAAGCACTTTACCATTTGCTTTACAGTACTGTGGCATTGCTACAGCAATCTGTGATGCGTTTCTACCTGCACAAAGCTTTTTAAGGTTGCCAGCTCCACAATTAAATGCAAACGACACCAGAGCATCAAACTGATTCTGGTTGAGATTTGCAGTGATTGGCACATATGCGGGACTATTAACGTATCCCTCAAACTTTGTAATATCCTGCTTTAAATATGCGTCTGCCTGTGCCTGCGTGATCGTCATACCTTTTTTTACTCCGGCGGTATGTCCATAACCGATGGTCCATACTCCGGCAGCACACTGATAAGCAGATAACCGACATCCCTCATACTGCTTGATCAGATTAAAACCTGCCTGTCCAATTTTTCTATTTGCCATAAAAATTACTCCTCCTCTACTTCTGGAATTCCTGCCAAAGATGTAAGCCATGATACGATACCGGCTACAATTGCGGATGATACTACCATCTTCCAATCCACTGCTGAAATCACTGCCCCGGTACCGATTACTGCTACCGCTGTCTGCGCCATCGTCTTAATCGATCTGATTCCTGCGGCTTTCGCCCATTTCTGTGTGCTTACTGATGGTTTAAATACCGAATTTTTCAACATATTATTTTTCTCCTTCCAAATCTGCGATTCTGTGATTAATTACCTTGATTTGCTCTTCCATGACCGGGACGCGCTGCGCAAAATTATTATGTAAGCGCACCTCGCGCGTTAACTCGTCAATTTTGCAGTCTGTGACCGCCTGCGCGGTCTGAAGCTTCTGCTCTGTTTTTTTCTGCCCAGAACTGACTGTGAGTACCGTTCCGATTAACGCTAATCCTCCTGCTACCAATGCCGATATAATCGATTCCAAACGACCAACCTCCCTCTTTCTTTATAAAACCATTATAAATCTGCCAAGCCTTGTATTTGTGCCATTTTGCAACGCAAAAAGCGCCGGACAATTAATCTGATAGACTAATCATTCGGCGCACGGCACTGCTTTATTTTGTTGCTATTATTATACACCACAATTCATATAAATCAAATATTTTAAATCGCAATTCTGTGATTTTAAGAAAATGTACTGATTATCTGAATTTACATTTGCAAATTATTACCTTATAATTTTTTTGAGAGAGTCATCTACGAAATTGATTTAAAAAATACCTTCCCAGATGACTTTTCTCCTCCCATCGTGTTATACGAGCCGGAATTATCCGGCTCTTTTTATTTTACCATGTTGCATCACTGGAACCAGAGTTTAATAAATTTTTTTTCCACATTTTACACATAACCTTGTTATATGTTCTTGTCCAAAAAATGACCACATTTCATTTGTATTTACATATTCATGTTTACATAACAACTGCCTAAATACATATTTTATCATAATCATGCCCTCGGAATAATGACAGCCCACTTATCGTTAACATTATCATATTTTAACAATCCTTCAGTCGAAATTGCATAAATCTGAAAATCATCGATAAATAAAAGCATAGTTGATGACTTATATGATTTTGAATCACTATAATCTATGACAGTCACATATAAAACATCATTCTGCTTTGCATAAGAGTTATAAAGCTGAGCAAGTGTCAGCGTCTTCGTTTCTTTTAATGGCAAATGAACAATATTTAACGAGTTTCTCGTCCTTGCAACGATTGCATCCGTACTTAATTTCTGGGAAACCACATCACGCTTTTCTGTTATTCCGCCTCTCGTAATAGTAGGTTTCATTTTGACATTTTCAAACGAAGCAGTTGCCGTGGAAAGCCAGACGCTAATATATTTTATTTTCGTGTATTTTCCATCAATGTTATTAATTTCAACTGGAGAAGTTACATAAAATGTTTCAAGTTCCGAATCCTTCGCCCGCTCAAATGAGACTGCTAATTCCACTCCAGATGCGCTAGGTCGATTTTCGAAGTGAGGATCCATACTGTAAATGTCATTATATAATGGAATATTTTCAAAATTATCATGAATTAATCTAAATAATACTTGATTTGTTTTTGATGGAATTTTTCCATTGCTTCCGATAAGTAAAGATCCATCATTTTTAGCTTCCACCGTTGTTAACGACGAACTGTTGAATGACTTCGCATAACTGCCTGTGCTTGTTGCGCAATATGGAAATGGAATTAAATTCTCCTTTATAATCGTTAAACTCTGGGTGACATCCTCTATCGCTTCTTTATTATTGACTATTGCTCCTGTCACGGTTCCGTCACCGATACCAGATATATCAGTGGTTCCTAATTTTTCAGTATTACTATTTGCCAAATCATAAGCAGCTTTTACAGCTTTTGGCGTTGCCGCCACTCCAGCAGTTGAGGCACTTGTACTTGATGTGCTGTCTGATAATTTGACATGTCCCAGAACGGAACTGGTAGCTTTAGATGTTGTATGACTTATTAATGTACTAACCGCCTTTGCAATCTTTCCAAACGCTACAGACATTTTTTCACCACTGACCAACGAGCTTAAGTTCGATGCTTCTGTGTATGTTGGTGTTTGGTCATTTGTTGCAACATTTGGCACATTTCCAAGTCCTATCTGATTCTTCGTCACGTCATGAGGGTTAGATTTATTTGCCACATGACTTATTAATGTACTAACCGCCTTTGCAATCTTTCCAAACGCTACAGTAATCATTTCTCCACTATGCAGATCTGACATGGCTGTAGACACTTTATAAGCCGGCTGCTTTAATCCATTAATCTCACGATCAATAATGTCCATGTTTTCATTCTGCACATTAATATCATAAAATTCATCCTCTGACGGCTTTGTTAAATTCAAATTTGTTGTTTTACTAGACATTCGTCAACACTTCCTCTCTCACTTGTTTCTGTGTGTATACTGCCAACTGCGCATGCGTGTAATGCGAAAGTATTTCATGCGTATTAAACATACTAACCGAAATAACCATATTAGCTGGCACAACACGTCTTAACATCTCACACACATCCTGGTAATTATTCTCATTGCCTAAAGCTAATTTAACATTGAGTAAATATTTATCTGCGCTTAGAATCAGGCGATACCCATTCTCTCCGCACATTCTTTTTAATTGCTGTTCCAATATCGGCAGTGTATATGGAAGCTGTTCATTCAATTTAACCAAAATTCTAAATTTTCTCTCGTCTTGCGTATCTGTATCTTTTGGAATAATTCCAAGAATTTTCTCCATACGCTCTATGCCGATAGAAGATGAATCTGATACAAATTGATTATTCAAGACATTTTCTGCTTGTGGCCAGACTATTTCGAATTCTGGCTGTTCAGCTTCCATAATTGCTTTTATTTCTTTATATACCATTAAATATGGTGGCAAATAATCTATTATCTTACGCTCCATCCGTCACACTTCCTCTCACAGGAATGGAATTGGATTCCAATATTAAATTCTCTGCATTTCCATTTATCTTTGTATTTGAAATATCAATTACTCCGGCACAGTCCAAGATTCTTGTTTCAATTTGGCTGATTCGTACAATTAACTGATCAGACGACGCCCAGTTTTTTGCAAGTTCCTGAAAATAAGCGTCAATAGCTTTTTCAATATAATTTCCAGATGTTTTCCAACTCCACCCTGTCTGATATACGATATTAGTTTCTATCTGAATCTCCTTTTGGGTCGTGCCATCTATCGTTACGACATGTCCGATTGGAGCTACAGAATCAATCTCTTTTTGTACTTTTTCTATCAATGTGGTTGTAGGCACTGTATAATCTGATGCAATAATAGTTAACTTTACCGTTCCACCGCCATTCCAGACAGGTGTTACTTTTACCCCACCAACACCTTCTATAGCGTTTGTTTTCTGCTTATAGTCTGTAATGTTGCCTCCATATGCCTGGCTCACAAGAGTATCAAAGTATCTCGATCTGAGATCTTCATCTGATTCTTCATTTTCTCCCGGAATTAAAATAGCTGTGATCTCTGCTGTTTCTAATCCGTTAATATAGTCAATTGGAATCAACTGACCAGAAATCCCATTGGGAAGGCTTCCTGCTGTCTCACACACCATCTCATACACACCATTTCCAATCGGTTCTTTAACTGTATAATTGTAATCTCCACAATTAAATCGCAAACCAGACAAATCCAAGTCAGTCGGTTTAAAAGTTCCCTGAACAATCGCATGTGTTGCTGGCTGTCTTGTGATTCCTCTTTCCATGCATCTTTTGTCCAGATAAACTCCTTGACAAGTATCTGCAAATGTCTGGTCTAAAGCTGTCTCTAATTCAGTATAAAGAATAGACATTTCAAATGCTGCCGGTGCAAGTGCATCAAATATAATCGCACCCTCACGCTTATCCAGTGCATCTGGCACACGGGACAACATGCGTTCCATAATCTTTTCATATGTCATCTCTTCGAACATTAAACACTCACCTCTTTTTCCATCTGAAAATCACCAAAAATGGTGTGTACTGAAAATGTACACACCACCTCATGTTTTTTACTTGTATCAAATTCAAATTGATCTACCGAATTAATTCTTTCATCTTGCAACAATGCTTCTTCGATTCGCCTGGTTATCTCAGGACATGCATATGTTACTGATTCGCCAAATAAATCCACCAATTCTATACCATAATTCCATGAGTATATCGGGTAGACATATCGTTCTGTACATAATATCTTATATACCACCTGCTTCATTGCTTCAATGGTATCCACCGTACCTCTAACGCTTTCACTGATCATTCGATAATTTTTACTCGGCATATCCTCTTCATTTATTTCTGTAAGCAACAAATTATTAACACTTGGGATCATATTTACACCGCCTTATCCAAAATAATATAACTTTGACCGCCCTGGATTCTTGCAAGGATCACTTTATCTCCTGTTTTTAATGCATTATGGATTACTATTTTTTTCGTCCCCTTTTCATATTCCCAATCAACATCAACAGACATCTCATGGTTTGTTACATTACGCGCTAAGACAAGTTGTTCTTTCCCAAGTATAAGCTTCTGGTCTACTTTAACTTTTAATGGAGATACGCTTAATACTGTTCCTTCATAAAATCCTGCTGGTCCGGCGGAATTTACTGCATCTAATGCTGCTTGCTTGATCTGTTTGATCAATCCATCAAATTCAGACAAAATCACCACCCCTTAATGTCAAATTCATAAAATTCTCATTTTCTCTAAAAACATGCTTACACGATTCCACCAACATCATAGACTGAACTTTTGCAACTCCTAAATCCAGAATAACAGGTAATAAACATCCTGCCCGGACTGATACATCTCCTATTGCATTCGTAATCTGAAATGATTTTGATTTTCTGTTATACAATTGCAATAAAGATTCAACTTTTTCTTTGCCATTTTCACCCTCAGATAACTTATCGTAATACTGCAGCATTCCCCACTCATTCATTTTAGATGAATCCTGCGCAATATATACATCTCTCTGTCCGGTGTTCTTATTGTCATAAACAAGCTTTATTTTGTTATACGTCTGATCATCAATGGATGAGCTATATTTATAATTTTCTCCTGTTTCAGAATCAATCAAAATATTAACTGCCAAATTTGCAATATTTTTCAGTGACAATGAGCCGAAATCATCATATAAAACATACATTTCACCAACATTCATTAAAGTCTGATCCAGACAATCCTGCATGATGTCAAATAAAGATTTTCCGTCTTCCACAAGGGATGGTATTACATAACCGGTATCTTCCACATCTCCAGTCTGCAATTCAAAATCTGCAGCTATCAGCTCTAAAACTTCACCGGCTGTTTTCCCATTAATCACATAAGTATCCTTATTTTTAAAATACCGCAATTGATCATATGCAGTAATCGACAGCACCGGTTCCTTGTCCTTTTCTATTTTAAAAATAAAGCCATAAAACACATTTAATCCATTCCAGCGCAATCTCACTGGATTACCCTCTGTGACATTTAATTTGCTGTCATACATACATTTAAAAGTTAACTTTCCCGGTGATCCATACCTTTCAGTTTCCCATTTAATATCCTCTAGTACGGCGGGAAAATACACAGTATCTCCATTCTGGATTAATAATTCTGCTGACATTTTCCCTCCTATACCGGAATCGTAAATACTTGATTTGGATATATCAAATTAGGATTGCTGATTCCATTTGCATTTGCAATTTTCATATAATATGTTTTTGATCCACTTCCATAAAACTTTTTTGCTATTACACTTAGACAGTCACCCTTTTTGACGGTATAAGTGGTTGGCAAACCATTAGATGGTGCTGTTGATGTATTACGAGAATTTTTCACCTTTGCTGTTGTCTTTCTCTGCGTAATCGATAAAATAGCTGTTTTCGTTCCATATTCCTTATACTGCTTAAGCTTTATCGATACAGTAACGTCTAAACCGTTCTTGCTTTCTTCCACAATGTTATAATTTTCAAGTGATACTTTCATATTCGTATCAAATAACATCTTTCCGTTAGGAAATGCTCGTGTAACGATAAATTGAAATGGCAGTTTACTTTTTTTCAATGTCTCTATAGCATTCAGAAAGGCCTCTGCTGGCTGATAGCCATTTTTATAAACTGCAAAACCATATTGAACATTCGGTAACAGCGCATCAAATTCAATTTCTGTCAAACTGGCAGATTTCAAAACATTAATTTCACCATCATTTATAAGGTTATATGTTTTATTCTGTCCACCAATTTTAAGAGTGAGCTTCGATGGTGCAACCGGCAACAATGTTTTTCCTAAATAAAAATAATATGCCATTTTATGAATGCACCCCCTCTGCTGCTTGCTGCAATGCTTCTGTTACTCCATTAGCCAAATACGAAATCACTCCATCAAGATCTGTATCCTGGCTTACTGTATTTGTAACCCCTCCCATATTTACATTTACACTTGCTGTTGTAAAACGATTAATGACTTCCCGCTCTGCAAGGTCTCTCATGTACTCCAAATTTTCATTGCTGATATCTACAGAATCTGCAATTGCACTTGTATCTTTCGAAATATCTCCCAACGTTGAAGCCATTCCATCCGATGCAGAATCATATCCAGCGGAAGTAAGTAAATCTGAAAAACTGTCTGTAGATAATCCGCCGGAAAAAGCAGAAGATATTTTATCATCAATTCCTTTTCCGAAATCATAACCACTTTGATACGCATCACCATAATTTATACGGTCAAGCGTGTAGTCTTCTGGATTTAACTGATTTGATGCTGTTCCTCCCGCATCTTCAATTTTAGCGTCGATTTTTGCCTGTATTGTATCCTGAAAACCACTCACTGCATCAGCAAGACTAGATCCAAAGATTGTATCTAGTAATTTTGCCGCGCTTTCAACAACACTCAGTATAAAATTGAAAAGAGACATAAACATGGTTTCAATAGCAATAATCGGATGTTCAAAAACAATTCCAAAAGATGCTGCGAAATTTGCAATTAAATTCCACAGGCCGACTCCGACTGTTATAATCCTGTTTACCCATCCTATCACAATATTTCCAATCAGAGCACCGGCTGTAGCGATTACTCCACATATAACACCTGTCGCACTGATAGTTGTACCCTGTACCTTATTAATTGCTGCAACGACCATGTAAATTACTGCTATCACTGCAACAATGGCAAGTACAATCCATGTAAGCGGACAAGCATATAAAGCAGCATTAAATGCAATCTGTGCCGCAGATGCTCCGGTTGTAGCTGCCGCTTCTGTTGCTGTAGCTGTCCCATGCGCAACCGCTCTTATCGCAGCGACCAATTTTAATCCGTTGGAAACTGCTTCATATGCATTATGCATTATAAGCACACCATTATAAAATGCCAGTGCCAATGCCACACTATAAATAATTGGACTGATAATGGACCAGTTATCAGATACGAAAGCGGCTCCCTGAATCAGCGTATTAACCACACTCAGTGATACATTTGCAAGTACAGCCATATCATTTATTGCAGTCTGCGTAAATTGTTTAAATTCCTCACTATTCGCAATCTCATTAATTCTCTGTAATACCGGTTGGAATTTCATTAATGCTGTATTTTGCATAGATGTCCAAATCTGCGACCATGTCATAGGCATATTATTAAACTTGTCGTTGATCTCATCAGAAGCAGAAAAGATTGCCTGTTTTACAATATCAGCCGAAATCTGTCCCTCCGACGCCATCTGCCGGATTTCTCCGATTGGGACTTCGAGATAATTTGCGATCTCCTGTATAAGGTTCGGAGCCTGCTCAAAGATACTATTAAGCTCATCACCACGAAGGACGCCAGAGCCTAATGCCTGTGACAACTGCAACATTGCATTTGAAGCTTCTGTCGTGGATGCGCCGGCAATTACCATCTCTTTTTGTACAAGATTTGCAAAATCAACGACCTCTGCCGAACTGCTAAAAGCATCCTTCGCATTATTTCCGAATTTTGCAACGACTGCTGACATATCTGCAAATAAACCTCTGGCATCCTGCGCAGACGCATACACTAGATTAAATAAATCTGACGTACTTTTTAAATTTCCTCCTACAGATTCGAAACCATTATTCATCATTTCAAGACGTGCCGTTATTGCTGTCAGTTCGTCTGATGTATCAAGAACATTTTTTAATGTCTGTACTGTTGCTACAGTTGCGAGTATACCTGCAGCTTTTCTAAATGCATTTTCCAATCCACCAGCAGAACTTCTTGCCTTTTCTGTCTGTTCCTGCATTTCCTGTATCTTATTATTTGATCTATCTAACTCATCCTGTATATCCTGAATCTTTCTTTCATATCCATACAATTCCTGCGTGATTGCCTGAATACCAGCAGAATTAAATGCAGAATTAGTTGCCTGATCTGTATCATGCAATGCATCCGTTGTGCTGTATAAAGCGGCTGTGATACGATTTAATGGTCCTGTCATCTTATCAGTTATCTCAATAGCTGTTCCTATCGCCATAAATCCACCAACCTTTCATGAGCATAAATATAATTTTAATACTCTTGTTATTTTGAGCTATGCTTCATTTTTTCTTCCTGCCTTTTTTCAGCTTCAATCCTCAAATCAATTGCCGCATAAATAAAAGCACGCTCATTTTCATCTAGTTCCATTAATCTGGACGGCAATATATGAAGCTTATGCAATGCATAATATGCATAATTGGCTTCACTATCGCCGCCTTCTATTAGTTTTTTGCCTCTTCCACCTTATCATTCATGGTTTCATCTAATCCGTTGTATTCCTGGACAAATTCGACAAAATTGTTATACTCTGCCGGATCATCTACCATTTCTTTCAAAAGATCTGATGCAGTTTTAACTCCATAGGAATCCTGTAACTCTGCATTATAAAGATCTGGGTATACTACAGCTGAAACGAGTAATTCTGCTACATATTTAGAAGAATTTACTTTTGGTCGCATAACACCCGGTTTTCCGGTGACTGGAACATCTATTGTGCATTTTTCTCTGATAGCTTCTGTTTCTTTTGTTGATAAAGCTTTAATTTCCCATTTTAACGGTTCTCCATTTTCATCGCATAATGATTTTGTTGCAGCAAAAAATGCATTTTTCTTTTCCTTTTTGTTCTTTTTCAAAAAATATGCTAAATTTCCCATATCACTTACCTCATTCTTAAAATATAAAGGCAGACACTGCATGATCTGCTAATTGTCTGCCTCAACTCTTTACATATATTCTGGATCTGTATATCTCTCTGGCGAATCAAAATCCATTGCATATCCTTCAATGGTCTGCTCTACAAATTCGCCGTCTGCGTCGAACATCGATAAAAGAACATCTCCCTCAATTACACACTGCTTATATACCTTCGTGCTCCGTCCCATACATGTTGCTGAATCACTACTCGTTACCTGGCATTCAAAGGTTGGCAATAAGCCTGTATTCTTAAATTCCTCGATCAATTTATCAAACATTTCACTGCATTTATAAACTGTCATTGAGAATTTAATGGTAAGTCCGACCGCTTTTTTACCATCAATCAATGCACCTAATCTTGTCACATCGGCATTTTTGACATTTGCTTTTGCTTCAAATTTTTTTGCATTAAGCATAGAATAACGTCTTCCATTAATTGTGCAAAAAAACTCTGCCTGTTTTGCGCTTGGTGCATCCTGCGTATTCATAAACTGTTTCGACATGCCCATCTTCCTCCTGTTACTCAATCATTGATTTCATGTACAATTTTTCCATTGTGTTAATAATGGTAATTGCACTGTTAATAAGTACTGATTTCTTTGTATCACCCTGTTCGACAGTAATATCTTCTGGATCAAAATCTTCGATTGCATTGATATCGCTTAACTGCTGATCAATTTTCACAATATCTGACCACAAACTTACTCTTCCCGATTTGTCATTCGGAACCTTTCCAAGATATTTGGAAGCAAAAATTGAAGCAATGGAATCTGCTCTTGTGTCGATGACGCGGATTGTCTGATTATCCTTGAAAATATCGCCCATTTCGTCTGTGATGCTGGTAAAAGAATTGATATCCTCAAGAACATGAACCTCTGTACCCACCTGATGTAACACCCATTCGCCTTTTTCCAGAGCTTCTGTAAGTTCATCCTGAGTAAATTCAGTGTTAATGCTTAATTCGCCATCATATTTCATATTCGTTGCAGACTTATTTACAGCAGTACCGGCAATAACACCTGTAGCCCAATACACAAGTTCTGCACTGTTTTTCACATTTACACATGAAATCGAATCTGCCGAACTATAATCGTGCATAACCACCTGTAATCGAATGCCTACATCATTTCTCAATCTGTCTGCAAAAGCGGCATACAGTCCTTTTACTGCACTTTCAGATCCAGCATATCCAATTGCATTTACATCTGGATAAGAACTGATTTTATCCAAAAATGCCTGATGATTTGATGTCGATGCAGTACCGTTTGTTCCACCGCTTAATGCCGTTGCTGCCGTAACAGACAATTCAGCGGATTTTTTCCACACAACAAAATCATTGTCAATAAGCTCTGATGCTTTTGAAACTGTCTGGCTGTCCATTTTTTCAGTTCCAAGATACAGTAACACATCGAATTTTTCACCATCATCCACATTTGTCTGAATAACAACCTTAAGATCATTTCCCTTTTTGCCTGTATATTTTGCTTCCGCAAATGTATTTGAAGCTTTTACTCCCCCAGAAGTAACTTTATATACATATACTTTAGAAGCATGTTTGAAAAGTTCTCTTAATGGCAACATTTCTGCCGCATCATAGTCGAATCCAAACATTTTTTTACTATCCTTCATGAAATCCGAAGCTGTGACACTAACCACCTTATCATCAGCACCCCAGTCCAGTTCCAACGCCATTGCAGCTACGCCTCTGTCTGATAACGTTGCTGATGCAATTGCTTTTGAAATGAACTGAAAATAAGCCCCCGGAAGTACTTTATTCTGTGTTAAATATGTTCCTCCACCTAATGCCATTATTTTCCACTCTTACCCTTTCCATAAAACGAATCAATCATCTTATCAATTTCTTCTGTTGAATAATTTTTATGCTTGTCCAGATTCCCAGACAAAAAATCTCTGTACTTTTTATATCTCATGGAACTTACAATCTGTTCCTTTGAGAATAAAATCTTTTCTGGTTCTTTTTTTGTTTCTGCCATGTTATCCTCCTTTACATCACTTTTGTGCTTTCCTCAAACTGCATCATGCTTTCTAATTCCTCTTTTTTGAGCAAAAAGAGATCATATGTAATCTGAAAATGTAAAACTCCATCCACTACATTTCCGCTTACATTACTGCCATGTATAATCTTATCTTCCACAGTAATATCACTGAGGCATTCAATTAAAGTCTCATAGACGGTATTACATTCGTCCACAGGCTCATCATCTGATTTAGAAAAATAGTCAATCACAAACGGATAATATCGTCTTGAGCGAACTTTTCCGATTACTTCCACACTTGGATTCAGACACATAACAGAAAAACACGGATTTCTTAATCCCTGCTCTACCAATTCTGTATACACTTTAAAATGTGCTGAATCATATTCTGTCCTGATTGCTGTAATAATACCATCAATTACTTTCTGTATCATTTCATCGCGTCCTCCAGAAATTTTTGCAATTTTCGTTCTAAAATCTGTGGTGTAACGGTTCTTAATTCTGCTTCTGAAATTGTTAACATGAATTTTCCCGGAACCCATCCCTGATGATTTCGTTTTCTGTGACCGTATTCCACATATGCAGCATATTCAACAGGATTTGTAATCTCGACTTTGAATGTATTACCGATACGATCAATTTTCATTGAATTTGCATATTCTTCTGGTTTTTTACCATTTCCATTGCCATTTACTGCCTCTTCATGTGTTTCCGCTGTCCAGCCACGCCTGAGCGTACCTCCTTTTTTGGGAGTGACCTTCTTTTTATATTTATCTCCCTTTTTATGGTATTTCGAATCTCTTTTTGCTGTTACTTCAATTTCTTTTGAATAATTCCCAGGCTTAGTACGCTTTATTACTTTTTCTAATAATCTGGCAGCCAATTCTTTACAGCAGGCCTTCATAAATTCCTCTTTCTGCTGTTTATTGAGATCCTCGATTTTTCTTGTGAAATCCTGTAATTCTTTATACTTTACGCTCATTATGACCACTTTTCCTTCAATTCAAGAATAACTTCCTGATGTGTTTCATATACCGCCGGCTTACCGGAGCTTGCATAATCCGTTGTGACACCATTCTGCGTTACCGTAATCTTTGAACCTGGTTCTATGATTCTCTCCGGTTTTAAAAACAGCTTTACAGTTTGTGTTTGGATTGAAGCTCTATCTCCTTCCTTGGCAGATTCCTTACTATTAAAAGAAAGTCTGCAAGGCTCATTCTCTAAAATCACAGCATTAGTAAATCCTGTCGATCCATTAGGCTTCTCACATTCTGCACGTTGCGTAACGGTGCATCTTCCATCATATGTGCTTTCAATGATTTTTCTTACCATGTTCATGTGGACACTACCTTCCTGTATCGGTTTAAAGATGATTTGTAGTTTTTCATGAGACTATCTGTAAATGATGCAGATACAGTGCCAAATGATGTAGAAGTATCACCGATTTGAGCCGAAGAAACTCTTTGTGGTGTCTCTGTTTCTCCCGGCTTTTCATTTCTGTAAATATCCATTGCCATGCGCAAGACTGTTGTTTCTAATTCTGCCGGGATTTCATCAATGTGGCAGTAATTTTTTACAATGTCTTTTGCGTTATCCAATGCAAACTCTACACATATTTCTATGCTCTGCTCATCGGCATTTAATCCAAGAAGTGCCAACAGCCTTTCGGCTGTCAGCTTGCTACTCCCTTCCATGATTATCACCTACCCGATTTTGTGTTTAATAGCAACAATTCTAAGCTGTTTTGACTCATATACAGGTTTCCAGTTCTCTGCCATCGCAAGTTCTGTACGGAGCGGTGTTTCCACATGATCACGTTTTGCTCCAGTGTATGCAATTCCTCTTGGATGTAAAATAAATGCTTTACGGTTAATGAGATAATCAATACCAGCACCGGTCTGTTTATCACGATCCGTCTCGGTAGCCACAAACCCAACAGGAGAACCATTACCATATGCTACTGCGCCATTTCCAAAAAGATATGTAGTGTACACACCTCCGGCACCTACTGGGCATCCGTCATCTACAGTTACACGTCTACCCTGATAGGTATCAAACTCTACATCCGTAGAATCACGCTCTGTCTCAATGAGATTCAGTTTCTTCAGATAAGACTTTGTTGCTGAATGCATTGCGACGCCAGATAACTGTGACTGTGCATCACCAAGCAACTGACATGCATCAATAAATGCTGACGCACTGATCTGCTTTGCTGCTTCTGTCTTACCTGCAGTAAGATCGAGAATATGATCTTTCATTCTGGTCTCTGCCGCCGGTGTTCCTTCCGATCCTGCTGTAGTTGTACCAAATACTCCAGTAAGAATCGCAATCAGCTCTTTCTGCATATCACGTGCCCAATAAGACGCAACCAGATCACCAATCGCTTTCATTGGATCAGCACCTGCCAAAGCAGCGGAAAGATTCGTTGCTCCCCACATATTCTGGCGGAAAATGGTAGTTGATACATCCTCATTGGAACCAATTTTCTTAGCAGTCATCTTGACATCTTCAAGAATCGCTTCGGATTCCCCCTGTAAATCCTCAAAAAACGGCATATTATGTGTTCTTGCCGCTTCGCTTGCCAACACATCAAATTCTGGACTGTTTACCACAATCCCACTCTTGAAAAACTCTGATAACTCCATTGTTCTGTTGATTACATACGGGTTAAAAAGTTCCGGTACAATAACGTCTGAAATTTTTGTAATTGCCATAAATATTTATCCTCTCTTTCTTAAATCGTTACTCCAGCCGCAGCGGCAAGCTCTTTTGCCTGTGCTGGATTTTCTTTTAAAATACGTCCCTGCTCAGTCAGATTAAATGTTTCCTTTGCGAATGGATTTGTTGTACCACCTGCGCCACCATTTTTCGGATTATACGGTGGTTTCTGCTGTTCCTGTTTAAACAAATGTACCATCGCCGCATCCTCTTTATATGGTTTCACAGCATCCTCTACGCCAACAGGTTTCCCTTCTTTATCGAAGTTGAACTTATCCAGCCCACCTGCCTTATAAATCAGATAGTCTGGATCCAGAACTCCCTGCTTTGCAAGAGATTCTTTTAAGGCGTATGTTTTTGCTGTTTTCTCTGCTGAATCTTTAAGGTCTTTAATCTCAGTTTCATATTCTCCAATTTTTTTCTGCAAATCTGCATTATCTCCATTGGATTTTTTAAGCTCTGTGATTGTGTCGTTTGCAGTTTCCAACTCTTTGACTTTATTATTAAAATCATCTTTTGGTACTGCATGTTTTGGGAACTCTTTCTGCGCCGCATTCATGACTGCATCCACATCAAGTTTTCCATCTTTAATCTCTGCCTTTTCTAAAATTGCCTTTAACCATTCCATTTTTTTTATCCTCCATAGATTTTTATTCCCGCTCTCCGGGTATTGGGATTCTCTGTTTATTCTCCAGATGAGTAATGCCGTTCTTTAATGTCTGCGGATAAAAGACAATATAAAAACAGGACTGCCGGAGGAACTTACTTAGCGTCACCTCTGCGCTGTTCGGTTCATAGATTTCCGGTTGCCCTGTTATTACTGGTTTTTATTGCTTTTTTACGGATATTGTTGTAATATATACATAAGATATCTTAATAAGAGTCATTTTGTTCCCCCTTTGCCTCTGTGTTATACAGAGTTGCCGGGAGCGAAAATGGCTCTTATTTATTTCTTTTATAGATTTTCACAATCTCCTGATTCTTTACCAAAATAATTATATCAACAAATGCCGTATTTCTTGAGCTATAAATTCCTTGTATCTGTTGCTCTATCTCATCCATGCTTAGTGCAGTTTTGTCAGCACATATAACAAAATTATTTGCTTGTTTCTTTTTCGATTTTACCATCCCATACAACGTATTTTTTCCATTTCCAAGGGGAGTTTTCAAATCAAATTTTATTCCATCTATCAGGTAATCCGGTGTCTGTATATTTTGAGGGAACGTTATCCTTGGAACCATCTTTATATCTTTCCCAGTTCCTTTTGCAATAATATTTGCAATTTCTTTTTCATGTTCCGAATAATCCAACAGCACTCTCTTTCCATCAACTTTGAAAGCTTCACCATTTACAAAATATTCCTGTAAATCCTCTACTTTACCAATTTTATTATCTTTCCCTATCCAAGATGCAGTTTTATCAACTGGAATCCCAAAGAAATTCTGCTCCCGTTTTTTGTCAGTATATTCTTGTATGTTTTCTGTTTTGGTCTTAAATTTTACATGTTTCCACTCCTTTTCCGCTCCATATCGTGGTTGGAAACTGTTTGACACAAAGTCCGCATCACCATTAACAAACGATTTTTTCCACTCCTCAAACGTCGTATCTGCCGGCACATAGTAGGTCTTTCCATCCTCGCCACGGGCAGCACGTTCGCCCACACTGTCAAATTCATCATCAAAATAAGGGCATGTACAGCCACGGCAATTCGGATGAAATGGCGGTACGGTAACACCAATCTTATAATCTTTCATTTGAAAATGTTTTCCATCCATCTCTCCACATGTATCACACGTATTGCTATCTAAGGTTTCAACCACTTGAAACTCTTCCACACCAAGATCAGAAAAACATGATTCCTGTGCCCTGGCAGAAAAAGCCGCCGATTCCGTCTGAACAATCCTCGCAGCCTGTGACCTGCTCACTTTCATGTTCTTGGATATTTCCTGTATAGTTCTATCCGGTGATTCCCCTGTAATACACATTCGAGTTAAAGAATCATGCATACTGTTAATTAGTCTTGTTTTGTCCATCCAAACACGATCTGAAAAGTTACGTCCATCAACAGCCCACGGTTTATGTATAATATCACTGACTTTCTCTGAATTAAAATTCTGCATCTGCCAGCCAACACCCATACCTCGCTGTACTTCAAAGGCTGTGTGATAATATCCAGATGTATAAAGATTTGTAATATGCTCATCTATGGAATCATGATAATTTCCGTACAATTTTTCAAGTTCCTGCTGTGTCTGTAACTTAAGTGCCTCCAATCTACTGATATGTACCTTTGCCGAAGCATTCTCAAGCTCTTTCATCCACTGCTGATTGATACCGTTTTCTTCTCCATATTTAATATAATCCTGTACATCCCACTTAAACTCTTCCAGCTCATCGCTGTTGAGCAATCTCCTTGCCTCTATCATTGAAATTTTGTTATTGGATGCAAATCTCTGATACCAAGCATTAATTTTTCCGTCTAATACTTGTTCCGTACGCCGGAACTCCTGCTCGATACTCTGCATGGTCTGAACGGATGTGTCATGCTGCGCTTCTTCCAACTGCTGGAAACGTTCCTGCCAATATTCACTTGTCCGCTTTTCCATGCAATCACCTCATTTCATAAAATTCCCAACTCTTTATATACTGTTGCAATCTTCGGAAACTGAATTGCTATCCAATCAACCATCGTTTCTTCATGCCCTGCGTGCGAAGTATGCTCAAAATTATCTTTCAATCCACTTTCATTCAAAAATGCATGAATAATTTCATGGCGCAAACAACTCTTAAAATACGCATCTTTTTCTTCGTCATTGTGAAACCAAAAATGCTCTTCATCATCTAAATCTGCTATAACGATCAGTGGTATTTCGCTACAACAGTAACCAGCCCACGAATTTTGGCTTAATTCTTTATCTTCTGACCATTTATGTATTTCTATTTGATATTCCGTCCCCAAAATCATCACTGTTTGCTTCATTTATTTTCTCCTTACCTTTTGAATCAAAAGCTCCAATATAAGCATCTGCTTTCTCTTGTGCTTCCTGCGCTTCTTTTTCTAACTGTTTTAATTCTGCGTCCGCATCCTCAACAAGTGGATGATTTTTAAGGATTGTCTTTTTACTTACAATTCCGACCGAATCCTTGCAAATCTGTGCCTGTTCCGCGTCATTCTTTACACAAGTGCGGGACCATGTCTGAATGATTTTCTTACAATCAATCCCTTCATGTCGGCATATCGCTCTTACCAGACGTGCAAACCCAAGCTGAAACTCCGTTTCCGTCAACCCAGCTTTCATCTCCAGCAATGAATACATGAATTTAAGAGCTTCTCCACTCTGATTCCCAAAATTCTCCGGCTGTGGATCAAATCCCTGCCCTTGTTCAAAAATAGCCTTTCTGGTGGCTTCCAACACGCTGTTACGTGCTTCAATCGGTATTTCAATGTTGAGCGTGCTCACTCCCGGATTACTTCCATCATCTCCATCAACCTTGATAGTTTTGTATTTTTTCAAGTCTGATAAAAACGTGTCGAGATCAGTTCCGCCATACCCAGACAGTACAAATATCAATTCCTGTATATCATCCAAATCATTAATAAAACCGCTGTAGACCTTGTCGTAAACGTCTATCAGCGGTTTTATATTTTTCAGATCGTTTGTATTCGTGTTGTTGTTCGGGAATGGAATAAAAGGCACCTCTCCGAATTCATGCCGATATTCTGCGACAAAATCTCCGGTATCCGGCACCATGAAAGTGTTGTAGTAGAACAGCCCATCTTCTAAAGTGTCGCCACACTTCCGCCGGAACGTCCAACAACTTTCCTTATCCCAGTATTCATAAATTGTATAGGTATCTCCTGTTTCCTCGTCGATTTCATCATACACACGAAGAACACCGAGCAGTTTCTTTTTCAAATCGTGTGATTCAATCGGAATAATCTGCTTGCTGTCGACTACCGCCCACTGGAATGTCTCATCTTCATCCTCCCAGTAATGAATCCATCCCACCGATGCATTGGAAGCATTTACGCACAGCTCCATGCAGTTTTTCCGGTATTCATCACCGAGTACTTCTGTCACGACTTCACTTCCATGCTCATTCCCAATATCAAAAAGTGGCGGTGCTGTAAACATATATGCAGCCTTTTGATTGACAATAAGTCCGTGGAAGTTCCTCGGAATCCGGTTATCCGCATTACGCAACGGATTATCTGCATCCTCTTTTCTCTCATCACTAATTTTATTAATTAAAATATCCGTTTCATTCCGGTAATACCGCTCTGCCTGCATAGCATTAAAGGAAAACTTTGTATGTCCCGGTTCATATTTTCTTATGAGTTTTTTCATAATCTCAAGTTCCATGTCTATCACCTCTATTTCAAAATGCTGATACCGCCCGGCTTGCGAATAATCGTATAACAGAAATACCGAAGAGCATCCATCGCATGATCGTGCTGCTTTACCGGTTTATCCTCGCCACGCTCAGATGCTTTCTGATCCCAGATATACGACCCAAACTCTTTGATCGTATTCGGACACTGGTCACTGATGGAGATTTTCCCCTGATTCAGCAACGATGCCACAAACCGGATTCCATCCAACACATCATTTTTTGCTTTCTTGATCGCATAGCCTCGCTTTTTCAGCTCCGCAATGAAGGACGCTGCCGATGGATCTATAATGATCTTCACCGGCTTTATACCACCAAGCCACCGCTCCAGATCATCCGCATACTCACTATCCGTTTTCTGCCTTTCCTCATCTCGGCCGGAATAATAATACTCGCGGGAGCACACCCACCGTCCAGATAGTTCTTTGCACCACAGCAGGAATACCGTGGCATTTTGCGTACCATAATCACAGGATACATAGTAATTCGTATTGACCAGATCAGCCGTGCTGGAAATCACATGCTTTGCAGTGTCGAACATATCGTAAATAATGCCCTCTGCCATCGCCCATAGTCCAAGGATGTACCGGCGGTAGAACACACCTGTGTACATGCCACGGTATCGTTCCTTGATTTTCTCCGACAGACTCAAGTTATCATCCATCGTGAAATGCAGATACAACAGATGCTTTTCTTCTCTCTTATCAATCCATCCGGTCTTGAACCAATGATACGGTCCATCCGGGTTGCAGTTGAACCAATACTTCGAACCATCAACAGAACATCGTCCGGTTGCCTGGTTCACGAATGATTCCGGCATGAGCGCCACTTCATCAAAAAAGACCCCAGCTAAGGTAATACCCTGAATGAGATCCTGTGATCGTTCGTCTTTGCCGCCAAATATATAGAAATAATTGGTTACATCTCCTTTTGTGATGATTACCAAATTGTCAGCCCTGTGATCTGCCACCGTATAACCGCGACTTCGCAGCATCAGCTTAAGCCAAAATAATACATTTCTGCGGAAAGAACCGATTGTCTTGCCGCACATACCAAAATTTTCGCCGTCAAATGTGCTCATCGCCCACATAACAAACGATAGCGACATACTCACCGTCTTGCCAGATCGAATAGCACCATCTGCGATAATACCATCCTTATCTTTAACCGGAGAATCTTCACACCACCAGTTCAATACCTTGCGCTGCTTCTTGGAAAATGGCTTGAACTTGAAAACCCGCTTAATCTTACTGATTCTCTTCATCGCCCCAGTCCTCCGCGGCAGTACCATTCAAAGCTTCAAGGAATCCATCATCTGCAACCTCATCGCCGTCATCTGTCTGAACTTTGGCTTTCAGTAATGCAATCTCTGCTTTCTGCTTCTCAGTGGCAAGATCCATGTGATCCGAAAGCCACTGCAAAGCTTTCATCCGGTCAGCAAGTTTTACCTTTACGCCGTCCTTGCCTTTGGACACTTCTGAAATAATCGTTCCGTCCACATCCGCATCATTCTTGATATTGACATGGCTTACTGTGATAGTCTTTCGTTCTCCAGTGTCCAGGATCACATCTACATCCTCATTTCCAAACTCCACAAAATCAGTCGCATCGGCAAAAGCAATGTCCATATACTTCTGGAAGATGTCTGACTCACTCAGGAACTCCCTGTTGAGACGTTCTTGTTTCAACCTGAAAATTTCATCTTTTATCCTAGCATTTCCGAGCAGTCTAGGACCATTTACCACGGCAGTCGCATAATCAACATCATACGCTTTCTGATATGCCTTGGTGGCATTAAAGCAACGAATATAATAAATGCAAAAAAGCTGTTGCTTATCAGTCAAATCAGCGTTTTGTATCACCGCTTCTACTTCATCTGCAACAGACTCTTTTTTTACTTTCTTTGTTTGTTTATTTTCTTTCGCAACGTTGCGTTTATTTTTTTGCAACGTTGCATTCGTTTCGCCATTCCATTTGTACCGGTTTTTCCAACTTCGTACCGTTCCCTCTGCTACTCCTAGCTGATTTGCAATATCTATTAGCTTAAGCCCTTGCTTATACATTTCAAAGGCTTTGTCCGCTCTCGCATCTTTTGCCTTTGGCAAGGACCATCACCACCATTTCTTTTATCAGTATCCCTCAAATAACTTAGGGGGAATAGGGCGCCATCCGACGCCCATAAAAAAAGCGTAAGCAGATTCTTCTCTACTTGCGCTCTTTTCATTTTATATATTATCACGAATATATGTATCATTGTGTATCATCTTTATCAGATTCCTCATTTTCTATCATCAGTTGATAGTATACTCCTGTTGGATTGAAGTTTTTTAATGCATTAGCATGAATCCGGTGAATTTGTGCCCACTGATACCCCATATGCACACAAATCTTTTCCCAGCTGTACCGACGAAGATACCGATATGTTAATACCTCTCTTTCTGTCTCATTTTCCATCTTTTCAATATCTGCAAATATTTCTGCATATAGATCAATACGTTTGTATCTGGCAGCTATTAGCTTATTTATCAGTTCGTCCAACTTTGCCATATAATCAGACAGATCTGTTTTATTATGTGCATGCGGCATATCATCCATAATAACAGACGGCATCATTTTATCCAGTCGCAATTGTTCTATTTCTTCCTCTATACGTTTGGCTGCATTTATGGATGGAATATATGATTGTAAGTACGCCTTTTTCAAATCGTTATTGTTCACTTTATTTCCCCCTGGTATTTCTTTTAACAAAATTTTATCACGTACTTACATATTGTTTGTGCCAACTTTAGGGCAAAAAAAGAGTCAGACACATGAAATTCTTCACATATCTGACTCTTGTTATTATTATTTTTAATTATAGCTATGTCTGCCCAACATGGAACATTACCATAAACGTTATCTAATATATGTCATGTATTCTGATGGTTCAAGAACACTATTAAAAAGCAGTTTTTTGTTTAGTTTATAAAATTCATTCACACGCTTTTCATCGTCTATATTCAATGATACTATCTCGATTGTATTTTTATCAATATGTGTTCCATCAAAATACAACTCCAAAAATCTATTAAACGAATTTCCGTTACACAATAACAAGTCAACAAGTATTGTACACGGCTTTTTTATACGATCACATAGATTCAATTCCAACAATGAAATATTTTTCATTGGATTTATATACGACGAAGGGAACATAACGTATTCGCTATCCAATATTTTTTTTTCAACAATAGTTATATTTTTCATATCATCACTTATATTTTCTTATATTACAATAGGTTTTAATCATAGTGTCAATAATTTCTTTAAATTTTCTATCGGCATTATCTCTCGTTTCAATAATAGATGTCGTATAATCTTGATTGGTAGTATGAGAATACGGATGTCTAATTCTATGATAAACTTTATATGCTTTGTTTATCTCGTAGCTAATATCATCATTATCAATCTTGGCAACATATTCAGCTTTAAGCGATAATGGGTCGCGCGCATCTTTGTTGTGGAAATAATATCCAACTGTAGCTTCGTCTTCAAGAATAATATTATTTTCTGCTAGCAATTTTAAAATAAATCCTTCCATAACTCTTGCTGCCGGATGAAACAGTTCTGAATAATCCATCTTTAATTCGCTACCAGTTATCGTAACACTAGTTCTGTAAAACATATAGGCCATTGTCATAATTGCCTTATGCCCATCGGTAAGGAAATCGTATACTTCACCCAGAGATTCTTTCATATCTGCTACAATTTCTTCAGAGTTTATTGTTATGTTCGCGCTCTTAGTTGCTGCATTTACAATACTAGCAACTTCTCTTCCTTGTGTTATTATCTCTATGGCTCTATAAAATAATTCTAGTGTTTTACCTTGTATCACTAATTTCCCAGAATTATAATATGATACAACAATGGAATCTTGATACTCTGTGCTGCGAAGTTTTGCAAAAAATTTATTGGAATCTGTTTGCTCGTACTCAATGCAAATATCATCATAATCTTTCATTAACGCATAAAATGCATCAAAATCCTCTTTAGATGCTTCTATTGAGAATCCACTTCTGTATAGATTACTACTTGCTAAAACTCCGCAATTATCCGAAATATAATCAGCGATTTCTTTTGAAATTTCTTTTTCCCTTCCAAAATTTGGACTTATTGTATACACCCCTCCATTTACTGGATACACGGACAAAGTTGCGACCTTATTATCACATTTCACAATATAATTTAATGTCTGTGCTTCCATATTCGATGGTTCAATTACTGTCACATTTTCGTATGAACTTCCTATTCCCCAAGAATTAATTATAGCTGGGATTTCATTAATATTTATCCTTAAATTCTTATATTTCTTATTATCTTTAGCCATTCTTTTCTCCACAAGTAAACATTATGTGTAATAATATTACAATTTAACATATTTTTCAACTACAACATATAGAAATATTTCAAAGGTAATTCATCAATATATGTATATCATTTATTATATTGCCTTTATTTCTTCTTTATAAAAAAGAATGTGTTACACATCTCTTCCCCATACAATCATATACTGTCCGTTCTTTTCTTCTACCAGATGACACATCCTCTGCCGCATTAACCTCTGTGCCATGCTGCGTCTCCGGTAAAAACTCCGCCTGCTGATCGGGAGAATACCATAATGAGCCTCAAGCATATCGTAGGACACCTTGTGTATTATGGATTCTGTTAATTCTCTGGCTATGAAGCTGTCTACCTCATTGCAAATCTCATACGTTTCTTTTTCACTCATCATGCACATTCCCCCTTTCGCGCAAGCTGTTTATGTATTATGCAACATTATAACATATATTTCACTCGTTTTATAAGCTTTCATTATAATCGAATGCAACATTTTTATTTATATATTGTTTTCAAAAATAAAAAAGAGCCGGACATACAAGACATTTAAGTCTCATACATTCGGCTCTATGGCGCTAACTTATGCAGTAATTATAGCATATCTGATTTATAATGAACAGAAAGAGTCCTAACTCCCGAATCATTGACGTTTGGTCAAAAGTCAATTCTATCTATTGTGCTATACTTTTTATGATTTCTTTCCTTTTTTCCTTATCTATCATACCTCTATTTTCAAGTTCTGTTAATATTTTATCTTGAAACTCCATATCTTTTATTTCATCTGCTTGCGTCACAAGATTTCGTTGTTCTTCAGTCAAAAATTTTTTTCTTCTTTCATACTCATTTTTATTATCCCGATACTCCATTATAGATACAGCAATAGTAAACATTAGTACTGTCGTTGTGATTCCATCTCTATTAGCAGTAAATATTATAAGCACAAACTGAATTGAAAGAACCACAACAAGGCATAAATAAGTAATTGCTTTTGAAAGATATGTATATGCTTCTCTCCACGATTCATATAGGTTATTTTTATCTTCTTCTAACAATTCTACCATATCACCATATTTTTCCTTGGATAATTTTGACATCATAATCCTAGCGCTCATTTCTCCTGAAAAAAATGACAACACAATAATTATAAAGTTAAATAATAGGTATTTATCAGTAGATATAAATTCTTGATACCATACCATAAATTTTTGTAAGTTTATACCTCCCATAACACATATCTCCCATATCTATTTTTTACATATTATACCACTCCAACCGCCAATATTCAATTATCAATGTACTACAGTTTTTACCGGCATATTTCAGCCGGCAAAAATCTCAATATTCAGTTCTTCATATCAAAAAAATCAAAAATGGCTCTTAATACTCGTCCAATTGTTAGTGGAATTATGGAAAGTATACATGCAATGATAATAAGCAGTAATATCGGCCAGAATGCTATCTGTACCAGTGTAGCCGCATTTGGTGCAGTATCATCCTCTAAAAATCCAGCAAATACACCTCCGATGAACGCATATATTATGATTCCTATAATAATCTTCATTTTGTCACACCTTCTTTCATCCGTTAAAGTTCAGTTTAGCTCTCTTAGCTTATTTTCTAAATATCTGCGAGCGCAATTCTCCATTGTGTCATTACTTTGATTGTACAATTTTAAAATTTCGCTTTTATAATCATCTCTAAGCATCACATAAACAAACTCTTTAGACATTTCATCAATTATCATGCTTTTCTTAATATCCACATAGTCACCTACCTTGAAAACGTTCAGCTTAACAAAGTATATCTGATGGAAGAGACATATAATTGATGTTTTCAGCCAGTGCAGATATAGGATAATCTTCAACTTTGTCATCAATATTTACTTCAACTACTCCACTATGAATACTCCCATCTTCACAAATACATAATTTTTTAAATCCTGTTATTTGAAATCTTCTCCCATCATTCAACAACCCATGTGTGAAATTTCTTACAATCGCTTTTTTCATTGTCTTTTACCTCCCTAAATTCTTTCAACTATTTCCATTTTGGGTTCAGTTTAATTGTCTAAAATATAGTCCAGCTCTTTTTCTACGTTTCCTTGCTCGAGTTGGAACATAATTCTTTCCCATTCTCCGCATCTGCACCGCTCTAATAAAGTAAAATAGTCTTTTCTGCAACTATCTAAATATGTCTGTTTAACATCTTCTTTACACTCTGTAATTGTTACATTTTGCTCACTATCACTTTTATTATGCTGCGTAGTTAATCTGTACTTCATATCTGATACCTCCGTTAATTTCTAATTTACCTACGCAATCCATGCCTCCGGTGGGAGTGCATCTGTATAGCGTTTAAATTCTCTCCATTCCTTGCTATACTCTGCATACCGGTCCTGCTCTGCGGCGGCTGCCTCATAAAGTTTCTCGATCTCTTTTACTACCTGTAAATGTCCTGAGTTTTGATCTCGCAAAATATCAATTGCTGCTTTCAAACTATCGTACCGGCTCCGTAGCCCGATATAAGCGGAATAAACCTTAAAACACTGTCTAGCCGCAGCAATCATTTCATCCTTCGTCATCTGTTTCAGTTTCTTTTTAGTTTCATCTTCTGCCCAAGAATCAGAACATCCTATTCCGAAGTAGTCCTGCTCGTATTCGTCAAAGCCAAGCAGTCCTCCGTATGTCTCTCCGGCTCCTACTGTAACAAAAAATATGTCGAAGCAATCCGGAATCCATTCATCTCGGATATCCTCAGACAATCTTTCGCATTCCGCACAGAGATCAGCAAAAGTCATTTTAAATTCATACGCTTCGTCTTCATCCCCGGACAGAGCATTGACAAGGCTATCATTCCCATCTTCGGAATCCGTGTACCAATGCACGTCTTCGCAGGCTTCTTGGATGTCCCATAAATCCTGTTGGATGAAATCAAGGTTGAGATTTTTGACAATAGGCTTTTTATATCTCAGTTGTTTTGCCTTAAACCGTTTTGTTTCCTCTGCATCTACCATTTTCTCTACCTCCACTAAATTCTAATTTAACTCACATATCTTGTTTAATTCTTGTTTTAACTCAATTCTAACTCGACTTAACTCGATTTAACTCAATTCTCCGTTAATCATGGCATCACCCCCGGAATATCCTCAAAACTAATCTGATTATCTCGTTCAAAGACAATCATCTCATTTTTGGCTCTCTGATAAAAGTTGCGATCAATCTCAAATCCGAATACACTTCTCCCGATCTCTGCGGCTGCTCTTAAGGTACTACCGCTACCACAGCAAGGATCAATAACAACATCACCGGGATCCGTAAAAATCTCTATCAGCTTTTTTAGCACCGCTACTGGTTTTTGTGCCGGATGGATTTTCGGAATATCTTTTCCGTCTTTCTCCCAACTGAACCAGTTAAAAATCATTTTCCCAGTGCCCCGAATCGTCTTACCGTTTTCGTCAAACTGTGCGCCATTTCTGAACTTCGGAAGTTTGTCTCGATAGAATACAAGTGCGTATTCAGTAGCACCAACCACGCGCATATTTGCCTTAAGCACCTGCGGACTATAATTTTTCACAAATACAAGCGGTATGTAATGGATGAATCCATGTTTCCGGGCTGCATCAATCAGCGTAGGCATCTGTTCAAATGAGCAGAAAACGATCATGCATGGTGCATCAGAACTTCTTCCTCTATTTCCTGCTTTCTTCGGTTCTTTCTTAAGCATCTTGCTGCAAAAATGGAAGTACTCATACAGATTAAAATTAAAATCTGAATTGAATGCTGCTTTTCCTGCAAGTTTGCTCTCTCCATTCTTATTGTCTCCACCGTTGTACCACATGGGATTGCTGCCGTAAAAGTTTTTACCAACGTTGTACGGCACGTCTGCAATAATTAACTGTGCCGGTGGAATTGCATATTTTTTATAATTCTGCATTGAATCTCTGTAAATTTCACATTTTAATTTCTTCATTTTTCTCAAAGGAACCCGATATATCGTTACCACGGCCGTAGGTTCGGCTCCTTTCTACATAAAATCTTCTAACCTCATTTGTCCTTTACAATTGCCACCGATCGTGGATGGATCCCAGCCAACTCCAATGTAGTCTAAGACTTTTGCCCATCCATAATCATTGCCATTTGCATCCTTGCACATGTGGAACATCAGATAGTCCCACTCTTTTGGGTTACTCTCATACAACAGATCAAACCGATGTGGTCGTTTCTCCATGTGAATCCCAAATCCACACATACTGCATCCGGTGCGCTGCGCCTTTGTCGTGTACAATGTACCGTCTGGCTTTTTCTCAATAGTTCCATAAATCTCTGGAATGATGCTGTCAGGCATTTCAAAACTTTGAGATAATCTTCCTTCTTTCAAAAGTCTTTCATGATATTTTTCTTTCAGTCCACCTTTCCACATCTGATCCATCTCTAAGGCAAGCGCTAAAATATCCTGTCGATGGAATATAGCAAATGGTGCTGATCTGATCGTGGATGCTCCAAAATAATTGCAACCATTCATCCGCAGGCTCTTGGCACGTCTGCCACCTTCGGATGCCATCAGCCCCAGATACGGCACGCTGTTATGCTCTTTTCCCCAATCATCACAGTTCTTTTCTTTAAGGTAATAACAACACTTGGACGATACGAGAAAATCTGGCTTCTGATAATCACACCCTTCATTTTCGTTTTCATATCCACCGAACAGCTTTAACCATCTCTGTTTTAGCTGCATTTTAGAGTTTTTCTGCCATCCGCCATATTCTCCAGTCTCCACAGTAATAATCGCATGGCGGACAGTTTTATTTTTCTCTGACGGATTTTGTAACAATTCTATCTTGGCAGCCACTTCCTTTGAAATGACCGGAAATCCAAATTCCTGTATGACCTTTGGTTTCGTCCAATAAGTACCATCATCCCTTTTCAGCGGTGGCACATTGATAATTCCAAGAGCTTTATGTACTCTCTGTATACTCTTGTCTTCCAGTGTAGATGCACTGACTCCGGGTGCATCAATTCCGCATACCTCATGTAAAAACAGGTATAAGATTATACTGTCAAGTCCACCGACCGAAACATGGTAATTGAGCAATCTTCCATCACATTCACTTGCGAACTCTTCTGCTCTGATCTGTGCATATTTTCTTTTATATTCATATGGCTGCTTTTCTTTCTGCATAAAAGATGCTATCTTCTCATATGCTCCGATCCGCTCCATTCTTTCCTGTACTGATTCCATTATCTTTTGGAGTAAAGAGCTCTTTCACGCTGGCCAGCAAACCTCTCACTCCTTTCGATTTACTTCAAAATTTCATCTAAGCAGGCATTCCAACCTACGCTCTTTGCATCTGTCCAAAAGTTACTTATGTAGTGATTTTTGTTATGATTAATTTCTCTTTTCTCCGGCAGTTCCCGGAGCGGACACATATCATGCCGTTTCTGTGTGAATGTGCTTTGTGATAATTTCGAAGCACCATTGTTTAACACATTCATAAGCTGGCATTTTTTTATCCCTTGAAATTCATACTGAAATTTACATTTACTGCACGATTCCGGCATATCCATAATCAAAATTGCTTTAGCCATACCTCACACTCCTTCCGGTTTTTCACACCGCTCAAACGATATTACCCACACATAAGGATTCGCATCCCAACCGTAGCGGTCAATGTCGGATTTCTTAATGGTACTGTTCCAAAGAGTCGAAAACGCATATCTTTTTTCTTCTCCATTCAACACATGAGGATATTCCACCTCTACACCCTCTCTGCAAATCTGCTCCGATGTGATTTCCTGCAACCGCTCCACCCTCACATCCGTAACCTTAAGCCAGATACGTGCCGCTTCTTTCGGCATAAATAATGATGGTTTCCACTCTCCATTATGGCTGAACCATTTATGCACAAATGTGTCATAGTCTAATCGGTCTATGGAATCTGTATTTCCATTTGCAAATTGCAACCTCACATCATCTCCGCCTGCTCTGAATCTCACGTCAGCAGTTGCTTCGTATCGGTGTGCTCGCCAACATTGCCATGTTTCCCGGACATACAGGATGTCGCCCGGCTCGCAAGGCAACTTAAAAAATTTCTCTCCATACCCATCTGCAAATGTACCTCTACACGATATGTACCCTTTAGGTGTAAAAGCGGTATATCCCCATACTGCATCATCAGGAATAAAGCCTTTTACAATTCTTCTCGTTGCATCTTTTCTCCCGTCCAGAATCGCCCGAACCATTTCCGTATTGAATAAAATCGGCTTAATTGCCATCTACTCCACCGCCTTTCATGATCTCGATTGCATGCTCATAACTTCTTGCTTTCTCTTTCCCCAAATTACTGTCGTATGCATTCTCCCAAAACTTTCTCTCATTTTCCAACTGCTCCACAACCTTGTCCGGATCATAGGCGGTCGGCATATTGTTAATCACATCTTTTACTGCATCATAATCTTTCATGCTTTCAAGACGTCCACTTAAGTTGTCTAAAACCAACCCAGCATCAATCAGTCTTCCCATCGTTCGCCCTCCTGTTCCACGCTTCTATAGCTTTATTCCTGCAAGAATCAATGTTTACAATTGCGGTATCTTCTTTTTTCATATCAGGACAATATCCACTTGCTTGATCATGGCAATTTCCACACTCGCACCATATTGTAAATCCTATGTATTCTTTTTCTGCCGCTTTTATCTTGCATTCTCCGCCTCAGAACGGACATGGCTTCAATTTTTCACTCATTATTCATTACTCCAATCTATGTGCTGTCCACATGCCGGACAAAAATCATAATCGTCATAGTCAACTTCGTAATGCTTGCCACAACAAGGGCAAATCCATGTATCGTATACAAGGTGTCCATCTGAGTATCCGTCTCCCTCGTAATCCGGTTTCTTCGCTGTCTTTTTCTCCATCGCCGCCCGGCATTCTTCCGGCGTGCCGATTGCGCGATACTGCTTAACTTCTTCCGATACTAATGCCATTTGACATAGTTCTTTATAATTTTTTTCTTTATCATACTCAACTTCTGTGAATGGTTTATCCAACAGAACACATAATAATTCGTACCAGCTTAAACCATGTCGCCTTGCTAATTGCTCTAAAGTCTGTCCACAATGATTTTCCATTGCCTGTTTTTCATGCGGTGCAATTAAATTCCAGTCTATAGATTCATTTGTTCCTAAAATTGGGAATTTTTTCTCACTCATAACCGCACCTCCAACAGCTCCGGGTTGTCAAACTTATTACCAAGAACCTCATAATCCAATCCACCAACAGATATATCATCTACACATTCATCGAGCGTCATAGGAAAATTACAGTCAACTGCTCTTATATCAAATCTTGCTTTGCATTCATTCCATAAAACTACACAGCTTCTGAAAACTGCACCTCTCTTGATATGACCGTCAACAATGTCATTCTCCCAGATCAGCTTGCCTTTCTTGTCCTTAAGTCCGGTGCACTGACAGATAGTGGCTGGGTCAACTTCATAGTTCTTTATCGAATGCTGTGGTACATAATTCTGGATAATGTAAACTCCATCATCTGTTTGAATTAAATTTCCGAATATCCATTCACCATTGTCTTTCCGCTTTGCGCGGAATAAATATCTATCTTCCATCCTCTTCCTCCATTTCTTTCTGCAACCATTTCTTGATATTATTTTTGCAACCTGTATCACAATTACTATGTCTGCAATTTATCAGACATGCTCCGAATCCGGTCTGCATTGGTCTGTGGCTTTTCTGTAAGTATATCTTTCGCATCTGCTTCATAACGTTCTGGCAATGGCATCCATGCGTTGACAAACAAACCATATGAAACATAACTCTTATCATCATCTCCCGGATAAAACGCTCCCGATAAGTCAGACCCAACCTCATACCTTCCGATGTCTGGAAGTGTAAAGTTATCAAACGATAAAAGGATATATTCGTCTGAATCTGGTAACCTTTCTCCCACTGGTATCCACCTGCCAAACTCTGGCTTCTTTGCCATGCTCTTCATACACTCCATCATATTTCTACCTCACTAAATCTAATCCTCATTTATGTAAAACTCATTTCCATGTCTGGTGTACCCAAAGCAAAGGCTTCCACCATCACAAATTAATGCCAGTTCTAAGCTTGATAACTGTGTATTATTTTTAATAACCTTATAAACAGAACGATACTTACCCGGTGTACAATCTAAGACAATGTCATAATCATCAAGATTATCAACTTTATAACTTGAAATTCTGTATTTTTCCTTTAATTCTTTATAAATTGTGCTGTTCATGATTGACTTTTCTCTCTCATTTTCAGTAAAGGCATATGCTGGATAAATTCTCTTTTCAATCTCCATACATTATTTTTCTCCTATCTCACTAAATCTATTGTTTTAACAGATATCCCTTTAAATTTCCCGGTGCGACAATACTCTGCGGTATCAAAAAACATAATGCATCCATCGTCTTTTCCGGTATCGTCACTTCCTGCAAGTGCTATGCTTACACCATTTCTTACCAATGTATTTTTTAACAGAGTCAGTACCGCCTTTATCTCATTCTTGGTTTCGTCCGTCATTTCAACTTCACCTTTCTCTTTCTACCTTTCTTCTCAAACTTATCGCACATCCCAACCGGGCATCCACGCCTTAATCTGGTCTGTAAATAATATCCACACATGATTTCTGTCTGGTTGTGCTTGTATGCATATTTACATTTCCGACAGTATTTTATGCTTGTCTTTGTCATCTCTCCCATGTTAATAATCCTTATTTCACCGCTTTTCCTGTTACAATATCCCAATTTTCATCCTCAATAAACTGATTCCGAATAATCTCATCCGTCAGATAGTGTTCCTTACTCTTTGGCTGCTTGCGCCAATAGGAATCAATGTAATAGGCAACCCAATTCATAAATTCTTCGATTTTGGCATTTGAGAAACGGTAAGAATCTTTTAATGTCGGAATAGTCAGATACATTGTGGAGGCAAGCGCGCTCTCGATATTCCGATCTGCGCCAAGCACTGCCCGTCCATTTTTTATATCTGCCATATACAATTTTTGTGACATTGGGATTGATTTTACCCACTTGACCACATCAATTTTCTTTTTACGGCAATATGCCATCATGCTCTCGCTCGTTACCGCTTCGTCATCATCGTCCTGCCAAGATTTCCGACGCTCAACGGTTTTGCTATAAAAATTCGTGACCTGCTTAAACGTCATATCAAACTTGTCATACAAAATGGCTGTAAAAATATATCCCATGTGATTCGCGATATTATCTCCTAACTGACATTTTGCTAATTCCTGCTTATAAACAATCGACGGAATTAACCTCTGTCTCTGCTGTACGTTATGCATTTGTTCACCTTCCTTGTATTTTTTATTTTATATTTCCACCCGCCATCATCTTTTCAATGATTTCCTCCTGCATCCGCTCTGCGATATGATCCCGGACTGATTCTTCTGGAAATGCGATCTGATATGTCCGCTCCTTGATCCGGTTCGTGATCCGGTCATCGTAGGATAGTTTGTCCAGCGGATCATTACTCGTGAAAATCGTTACCTTCTGGTTTATGTACCGCTCATTGATGATCTGATACATTTTGTCATTTATCCAGTCCGCTGGTCTCTCCACTCCGAAATCATCAATTACAAGAATGTCTGTGGTGTAAAGTGCGTCTAAAAGCTGGTTCTCACTGTATTCTGTATCTCTCCGCCATGTATTCTTAATCTCTTGCAGGATGGTCAGTGACACTGCAAACTTCACTGCATAGTTTTTCATCAGCTCATTTGCAATCCCGGCAGCGATCCTCGTCTTACCGCTTCCCTTTGTCCTCGACCAGATATACAGTCCCATGCCTCTTTCCTTCTGGCTCTCAAAATCATCCAGATAGGTTTTTATGATTTTACAAGCATCTGACACCATCTTTTTACTTTCCTGCTTTCTGTACACATCCATCCGAAACAATCTCAGATCCATCCCACGGAATGCCTCCGGTATATCTGCGAATCGCAACCGCCTTGACATGACCGCTTTTTCACGGCATTTACACGGTACTGCTATTTCAACTCCGTCTTTTATTTTCAAGATCCACTCTCGACCTTCGCAAATTGGACACACATCAGAATCCTTGGAAGTCTCCGGTGTCTCCGCATTCCTGCATAAGTTCGTTGAGTGATTTTTCATGCGTTCCAGTATCTCTTCCAACTGATCCATCGTTCTCTCCTTTCAGATACTGCATAAACAAATTTTCTTTCAAGAAATTCTCTGCATTTTTAATATAACGATCAGGTGTCCTTTTCTTTTGACAATCAACAGCGTAATTTTGTGCAGCCACTATCAAATCATCTTCTGGTACACCAGCCAGTACCGCATTGCAGTATTCTGTTTCAACAAGAAAGCCAGTACACCGTTTCGGATAGGCTGCGGCAAACTCTCCGAATTTTTCCGTGGGGGATATAGGGGGTGTATTTTGTTTATGTTTATGTCTTTGTTTATTAATAGGTTCACTTTGTGGTTCAAACTGTGGTGCAATTTGCAGTTCACTTTGTGGTTCAAACTGTGGTGCATTTTTACTGTAATTTTGAACCACAAGACTATTTATTTTATATTGTGCTGCAAGATTCCCACCGCGCGATTTCCATTCGATGAACCCATCTGTAGCAAGCTTGTTTCTCGCTCTCTTTAACGCTGATGCATTTAATCCAGACCGAAGTCCAAGGACTGACGAAGCTACCGTAAACGTATCTGGCCACCCTGCTTTATTCGCTATGGACATTAACGCATGCCATAAGGCGATTGCAGTGTTGGGCTGCGGGTTTAGTTCGAGCCTGTCGTAAAATGCTTTTATCTCAGCTAAATAGTTCAAGCAATCACCCCGTTTCCAAGTCCTTAAGTAAGTCTCTTAATTTCATTTTTGCCTGTTCCGCTGTAAGTTCCGTGATTGTGACCTCAATTCTCGGATTATCCTTATCTACAGAAACATCATGATAAAAATGAGGGATGCATCTGCGGTTATCTTCTTGCAGCACCTTTGTTTTTTTGAGACTGTCCTGAATGAACTTTGTTACACAGGAGAGAATGTTGTCCCCATCTCTCCTGTTGTCTTTTTCAAAACAGTGGTAATAGATCAATACTGGCTTTTCAATATGTACTCCGTGGAGCTGCTGTCTGATACACCACATGATGTGATTCTCATTATCATTTTTTACCTTTCCGCCCTTATATGGGTTGGTGCGATTGGCTGCGGTGTAATTGTTCAAGCCTTCTAAACGCCCCGGAACTGTAAATTTATACTCCATCGGCACCGTCCTCCATTCTGATCTGCGCATTGCAATCATTAATCTGCTCTGCTAAATATGCCGGAAGAGTGTAACAATCAATAAATTCGTGCGCATCGGCAAGATCTTTACGTTTCAGTGCCTTGTAGCTTTTCATTTTTCCTTCATCATCGTAGATGCCAAACTCACGTTTTAGCTGATTATAGATATCGCTGAACACTTTTTTATGTACTTTGCTATCTCTGTAAGCTTCTGATTTCTTACCACCGAGCATTTCCACCGCCTTACGTCTGACGTGTGCGGAAAGTTCGTCTGATTCTGCTCCGAACAGCGGCATATCATTTTCAATGGAATATACTTTTTGCTCTACGGTTTCAACTTTCTGTTCCAACTCCACAGTTCCCTGTGCCAGCAATGCAATCTGTTCCAAGGCTGTGAGAGGTTTCTTAATTGCATCTTCCAGCTCATGAAAACGATTGATATATTTTGCAGTGAACTCTGTACCTTTCACACCAGTGAGCTTGTGAGCAATAAATTCACAGCCTTTCTTTGTAACCAGATAGCAAGGTCTGCTCTGATTGTTATTATCTTTATATGTACTTTCCTCAAAAAAATCGCCCAGCGCAATCTTGCTCTCGGCAAATTGCTTTGCATATCTTCTGATATCTCTTAATAATTCTTTATGTTCTTTTCCGACCATATCAGCAACTTCTACTGATGTAATTGTTTTCTGTTCTAAATTCAAAACTTCTCCTTTCTCCCGGCACCATGGAAAGCACCGGGAAACCATGGCTTTCAAAATTCGTGATATATTATGAAATCCTCATGATGTTTTCTTTTAACCGCCGAACAGTTCTCGACAGTCAGGTGTTTCAACCTATAAATAACTGCGTCCGTACCTATTGCGGAAAAGCTCTCTGGCTTCATCTTCTGTGTGACCGGATGCCACACAATGCTTTTCCCATGCAAGCTGTCCTGCAATTTTGCTCAACTTTTCTGCTGTCGTATTATCATGGACACGCTGTGCAACAGGGCTTTTCGTGTGACAGTACTCACAAACCGGAACTTTTATTCCATCTTCCTCTGCAAGCTTTCTTAATCCATTGCCAAATAAAAGATGATGTTCCTCGGTGGTAGGTCTGCCACAGAAAATGCAGTTATCATTGTATTTTGTAACAATTCCGACTGTTTTCATTTATACCTCTCCCAGCAGTTCTGAATAATGAATAGGTTTCTTTAATACCTTTGTATGCTTACAGTAATCACACAATTCACACCGGATAGGTTCTACCGCACCGGATTTCAATGCAAGAATCTTAGGCGTGTTCTGCTCCACCTCTATAAGCTTCTCATGAAGATGTTCATCATCGATCCATATCAGTTCGATATCTGTTTCTTTTTCCTTAGACGCTGCTGCGATAAAGAATGGTAACCGCTTTCCGGTATTTCTATAAACAACTTCCTGGTACACTGCACCCTGAATGTCATATCCCCAATACTGAATGAAATCCATATAGCCGAAATCCTTTGTATATTCAGCCTTATGCAGTTCTCTCATAACTTTCAGATCCACAATCGCTTTATCTGCAATGTAGCTGTCCATCTTGATTTTCCACTTTGCGCCGAACATATCAGCGGTCATAATGACCTGCTTTTCTCCGGACATGAACTGCATAAAGGTTTCATCTCTTTCAATACGATTGATGATTTCCTCCGCTTTTTTGTAGTCTGCCTTTAAATCCCCGGACTTTGTAAAAATGGCAGGATTCTGTGCACGGAACAAGTCAAGGCTTCCCTCAAAATGTGAATCCACATAAGAGCCAACCAAAAGAGCTGTTGTCTTTTCAAGCTCCCACTCTCCGTTAAGTATTGCCATGGCCTGTGATTCACACGCTGGCTTTCCGATAGTTCCCATAAAGTTTTTATACTGGCTGACCGAGAGATACTCCCGATCAGCTTCATTTGAATAGTAATTTTCATTATTCAGTAACATTATCAAATACCTCCGATGCTTCTTTCATAAGTTTCTCATTCTGTGGACCAGAAAAAATATCTGGTACTGCAGGTGCTGCAGCTTTTACAATATCCTCTGCTTCTCCTTCAACAGAACATCCCATAAGTGAATTTGGAATATGTACTCTTGCAAAAAATGCAGATGCACGGTACGCAAGCATAAGTTCCGGCATGGTTTTCCATTTACTTCCGTTCTTTCCGTACCATCCCTCATCTTTTGCCATCTGAATGGTTACCTCGGCACCATTTACAGTTTCCCCAGTATCTACCTTTTCAGCGGTTAAAAAGCATCCCCAAGAATCCGTGTTGCGTTCGCCGGTGTATACATGATGAACATTTTTAAATTTTCCACTTGCCATAATCATTGATGTGCAAGCCTGTCCACTCCACTGCGGCTTTCCCTGCACAACATAAAGATTCTGCATAACCATCATCGGGCTAACTCCCATACGGTTTGCCATATCAACCGCAATCGTGCAGTCCATTGGCTTATTTTGATATGCCTGTGGGACCAGAGAAGATGATGCAAACATCTTCCCGATATTAAATAAATTCTGAAAAGCTTCCGGATCAGAAAAAACATTTGATGAAAGCTGTGTATTCGGTTCTACCGTCATGATCTCTGTGTTTTCCATGATATGTCCTCCTATAACTCAACTACTGTCATTGCATCATCATCAGTCGTTCTGGTAGCAATGAACTGTAAACCTTTTTCTTTGCATTTCGCATAAAGTTTTTCTCTAAGGTCTGTCGCCAATTTCTCCACTCCATCAATAAGGATGATATTAAGGCCATTCGGATTCTGCAAAGCAACATCAATGCATAAATCAAGCTTTTCTCCCTCTGACAGATTCGATACCGGAAGTCCGTTAATAAGAGGGATTCCATTTTCAACGGTAAGACCATCAATCGGGATCGTGCAGTCGGCAAGGATTTCTCCCGGCAATGTTCTTGCTTTCTCAATCTTATCTGTGAGGCTCTGCGACTGTTCTTTCATTTCTGCGATCTCTTCCTGCAAGCCAATCATACGTTTATATTCATTAATGTGGCTCTGCATCTCCTCGATCGTCTTTGCCTTATTCTGTAAATCCGTTACATCATTTGGCTGCTTATCCGCATATTCTGCATACTCAGCAACCTCTGCATCAAAATGTGCTACGTTCGCCTTATAGGTCTGCTCAATCACTTCAAGCTTGTCCTGCTTCTTGGATGCAAGCTGTTCTTTCTCTTTTTCGTATTCCCTGATCTGCTCATTTAGGGATGCAACTGATTTATCAATCTGGTTTGCACGGTTGCTGATTTCCCTGTCGAGTGCCGCAATCTCAATCTCTCTGTCAGCATCGAATTTTCTGATTTTATTCTCTCTGCTTTCCATTAACATTTTTGCTTTTTCAATTGTCTGGTTTTCTCTCTGCAACCGCTCAATCTGTCTGTAAATATCTCCGGCACTCATGCTCTCCCATTTCGTAACATCATATCCGACTGGAATGCTGGCAGCGATCTCCTCAACAAATGCTTTCTTATTTCTGATATCACGATCAATATTGCGGCGGTTCTGGTAATAATCGCCGTTTTCTGCCTGAATATCATTCAACACAGAGAGGATGTTCTGATCGTAAGACACCCATGCCGGGATTTCTCCAAACCATTCCTTGATTTTGTTCATATCCCATGGATACTCGATCATGTCTAAAATAATGGCGTTCTGCTGTTTTTTATCCATGTTCATGAACTCGATAGGATTGAGCTGCAATGGTGTAAATAATTCTTTCAAAAAAGCTTCTGGACTTCCAACCTCCAAGCCGTCTCTTTTTACTGACTTATAAGGTGCTTTTCCTGTTCTGACCTTGCGGTCAATGGAAATACCTGTGTCTGTCTCGACAATGATCTCCCCCTCTGATTCCCCTTTATGTACGATGTACTCACGATCGCTTTTATTCGTCAGTGCATACTTAATTGCATCCAGAACAGAACTTTTTCCTGTTCCATTTTTTCCAGACAGCTCAACAGATGTTCCGTCTGCTTCATACTCTCTGATTCCAAAAAGATTTTTGATTTTGATTTTTGTAATGTTCATTTTAAAAATTCCTCCAAACTCATTTGATAATATTTTGTTGATCTGACCATTTCAGTGACCTTTTTCTCGTTTTCCCGCCTTTTGGTCTCACCCGATATGCAATCATCACATTTACCGTTCTGACCTTCTCCGGCATCCATTGAACAATGGCAGATCCTGCATTCTCGTAAAAACATAATTTTCACGCTTTCCAATATTTAATTTTCGTGTTACAATAAACGCAGAAATACTTTTGTATTCCTACGGTAAATAGCACCAGTTCTCGCCAAAGAATGTTATGGTGCTATTTTTCTTTTTCACTGAGTAACCATCCTTTCATTTGATGGTAAAGCGGTATGTATCCTTCAGCGTCAACCTCAATATGAAAATCCGTTGCCACCTTTGTAATAATCATGCCGACCGCTATATCCTCGACATTCGGATTTTCCTCACCGCTTACGCATTGAGCATTTGTCACTTTGCCACCTCCTCAAATTCCCCAAGGAACTCAACATCAGCGTCAAGCTTGTCCTTCTGGTGAATAAAATATGCTTTCTGCTTCTCTTTCCGCTTTTCTTCCCGGCGGTTCTCAACATCCATGATCACAACTCCAACAAGTGCAACCACTGCTCCGAGTGCCATTGCGATCAGCAGAAAAACATAATACGTTCCATCCGCATCAATCATTCCGCCTAGAAACATGATTCCAAGCCCTACCGCTATAAATACTTTACTGATCTGCTTCATTCTCCACCTCCTCGTTGTCTGCTCTTGGTTCGATACCTAGAAACTTGTCCAGCTTTGCCCGGAAGATAAAATACTGATAATTCTTAACCTTCGCATTTGGCTTTATCACGCTTCCGAGATCCCACCGTCCTGCTTTCATCTGGCGTCTAAGGTATTCCACATTGCATCCTATCTCGGTGGCGGCTTCTTTTACCGTTAAGCGTTGGCTCACTCTCGATCTCTCCTTTCATAATATTCTAAGTTGATTTTCGCTTATCAAAATGTTAAAATTTTTATGCCACATCATACGGAAAGGCTTTCAAAGGAAAATCTCGCCTTTGGAAGGGGGTGGCATATATGACTTCTCTTTCTGAGAAAGCTTTAGAGATTCTTCAAGCCAATACGGAAAAAACAGAATTTTCAAATTCTTACCTAATCAAAAATGGTTTTTCCGATGCAACCGCCAAAGTTGCTATCAATGAGCTTGAAGCGGAAGGTTATATAGTTATCAGCCGTACTTATATAAGCGGCAATGTAGTTTTTGAACTCATATAACCTATATAGTCCTGAGTGTTCCAGCACTTGGGACTATTTTTCTGTCTCAAAGAGATAGTCAAATTTACATTTGAAAAGCTTGCACAGAGTTTTAATTTCAAAAGTTGTGAATTTTCCAGATTTTTTCTTACTTTCGTATGAAACCCTTGAAATCCCAAGTTTCTCTGCAACATCCGAATTTGTAAACCCTTTACGTGCCTGTTCTGCTTCTAAATTTCTAAACAAAATTTTACCTCCTTTCTCAGTTGTTTGCACTTTGCAAACTCTGATTATAATATAATTGCTTTTCGTAAACTTGTCAATAGTTTTCTTTACAAATTGCAAACTTTTTAATTGACATGTTTACGCGTGCTATATATAATCAAGGTAACAGGAGGTGCTAATCATGGGAGACAACTTTAATGAGAATTTGAAAAATGCAAGAATACGAAAAGGAATGTCACAAAAAGATGTTGCAGAAGAAATAGGTGTTGCAAAATCTACATATTCACTATATGAAAGTGGAAACCGTGAGCCAAATGTTCAAACAATAAAGAAAATTGCAGATGTATTAAGTGTTTCAGCAGATGATTTGCTTGGTTTAAATGAAGAACCTCAAACTCTAGCAGCTCACTTTACTGGTGCCGAATATACAGATGAAGAATTAGACGAAATCAAACAATTTGCTGAATTTGTAAAAGCAAAAAGAAAGTAGCAGTCCGGATTATTGGACAGTTACTATAATATACTGGAGCGGGAGGTATCTAAATGAACACTTTTGAAGAATTGCAAGATGAAGCCTGCAAGGATGGTATAGAAGTTATAGAAAATTATCCATTCACCAGCGATCGAATAGAGGGGTTATATGTGGACAGCACGATCGCTCTGAGTAAAGGTCTTACAACATGTGCAGAAAAAAGCTGCGTACTCGCTGAGGAACTCGGACATCATTACACCGCATCTGGAGATATTATAGATCAGTCAACCACAGAAAACAGAAAGCAAGAACTTCGTGGAAGAATCTGGGCTTACAACAAGCAGATCGGATTGACAGGGCTTGTGAATGCCTACCGCAGCCACTGCCAGAATGCACACGAAGTTGCAGAATATTTAGGTGTTACGGATGAGTTTCTTGCTGATTCTCTGGATTATTACCGGAGCAAGTACGGATGCTGTGTCCAGATTGATAATTATATTATATTTTTCGAACCGGCAGTTGCTGTTATGGAATTAATTTAGTAATTTGAATGTTCCACCATATAAATTATCCACCAAAGGGAGAACTACATATGCATAAGCTTTTTTTTAAACAACTTCAAAAGTTAATTGGTGTATTTTTTCTATTAGAAACACTTATCGGCATCCTAATTATTGTAAAAAATATTACCAATATTATTCAGGTAATTGCCGCTGCAATAGTATCAATAATGTTTGGTACACTTTCATTCTTGCTTTTAAAAAATGATTCATCAAAAAAGAAAGTTAAAAATTCAGATGCAATATGCGCTGACAAGCCACAGGAACGAGATTATTCTAAGCAAACGGAATATGTCCAAGACGGTAACGTAATATACCGTGCAGATGGTAAAAAAATCTCTGATGAAGAAGTGCCATACCTTATGCAAGTAGGATACGAAAATGCTTTGGCTGAGGAGAAAAATAGTTCCAACCCAAAGTTTCATAGATCATTTAAGGAAGAGGAATTATCTTACTCTTTTGAAAATAAATACTATAACGAGATTGCTAAAAGAATAGAAAAATTTGAAACTCCATACCATAATTCCTTTTCAGAGCAGGACTTGTCAAAAAAAATTATGTTATTGGAACAATCTATTACGGAATTCGATAAATGTAAAAATTTCTGCTATTCAAAAGGAAAAGGCGGCACAATCTATTTTCAGGACATGTATGAATACTTACACAATACACATAATGATTGCTTTTCTTACCGAGATATGATTTTAGGCAGTCTGGAAGAATGTTATTACGAACGAGACGAATTGATTCCCGAAATAAAAAATGTAATTTCCAATCACAATGGAATATTACAGAAAAACATCTATGCAGAATTGCCAGATTTTCAAAGAAGCGACATTCAACGCATGCTCCGCAAGTTAGAAAGCGAAAATGTAATAACACGAATAAAAAAATCTGGCTCTTATGAATTACACCTTAATTAAAAATTATTATTAGGAGGTCTTTATGGGATTACTTGATATATTTCGAATTTCTCAAATAAAAGAGGAAAATGAGCGTTTAAAATCTGATAATGCAACTCTACAAGCTAAAATAAATTCTCTAGGAGTAAATGAATACTACGAAACCAAACAAAAAATTGAAGAATTAGAACATGAAGCTTCTACCTCTTTAGAAAAAACAAATTCGGATATTGCATCAAATAACACAATTATTTTCAATTTAAGGCAAGAAATTTCCGAACTAGAAGAAAAAAATTCTAAACTTCAAAAATCAGTTGCTTCTCAGGAACGGAAAGTATCAAAATGTAAAGAACTATATAAAAGTATTGATTATGCAATTAATAATTTTTTTAATTTAGATATTCCATATAGCAATTGTAAGCTTTCCACCAAAGATTTTGATGATCTAGAACTTATTTCACCTTCTGTCACATTAAAATTACATTGTATGGATGTGAAAAGCTTAAGAAAAGCATATAAAGAAAATGAAAAACAAATATCTAAATTACTCGACCAGTACTCCTCACGTTATACAACTAAAGCAAATAAGTCCATTTACAATCTAATGGTCATAGCTTTACGTGCTGAAATTCAAAATATTTTATATAATTTGAAATATGAAAAACTTGAAAAATCCATCGATGACGTGAAAACTATTTCGGCGAAATATCTAAAAATTGCAGGAGAAGGAAACCAAAGTATAGCTGGTACTTTAACAAAGTTCATTGGCGAAATTGAATATCTTTTTATAAATGCTGTAAAAATTGAATACAACTATTATGTAAAAAAAGAACAGGCTCGTCAGGAACAGCTTGCTATACGTGAACAAATGCGCCAAGAAGCTGAAGAACGAAAAGCTCTGGAAAATGAACGTAAAAAAATTGCTAAAGAAGAAGAAAAATATAATAATGAAATTTCAAAAATCCAAGAAACTATTGCTCAAACCACTGATCAATCAGACTTAGAAAAATTAAAAGCAAGGATTCTTGAATTACAAGAGCAATTGGGACAAGTAATTATTAAAAAAGAAGAAATTACCAATTTACAAAATGGTAAAGCCGGTACTGTTTATGTAATCAGTAATCTTGGATCGTTTGGAGAAGATGTATTCAAAATCGGTATGACAAGACGCCTTGATCCACAGGATCGTATTAATGAACTTGGAAGTGCCAGCGTTCCCTTTAAATTTGATGTACATAGTTTTATCTTCTCTGATGATGCTGTATCACTTGAAAACAAAATGCATCAAATATTAAATGATAGACGAGTAAATAAAGTAAATCTTCGAAAAGAATTTTTCAAGATATCAATCGATGAATTAGAGACTTTGGTCGAAGAAATTGATCCTTCTGCGGAATTTAATAAAACAATGATTGCAGAAGAATTCAGACAATCTATTTCTTCTGATGAAATTTACAGTTCAGATTATTCATTAGATGATGACCCAGAAGATGAATAATTAAAATTGCCCCTAGTACCGTAATACCAAGGGCAATCCTTCTGAATGATACAGAAGTTCTCACAAAATATATTGTATCATTCGGAGCAGCCAAACGCAAGCGGAACACCAGTTCTCTGCTGGCTGTTATTTTTATACCCAAAATCAGAAAGGATGGTACATATGGCACGAAGAAAGAAACACCAGAAGCTTCCGAATGGATTCGGATCAATAAAATATCTCGGCAAAGGACGCTATAAGCCGTATGGCGTGTATCCACCGGTAACGGAATACACTGCCAAAGGACCTGTCACGCCGAAAGCTCTTGCCTACGTTGAGACATGGGATGAAGGTTATGAAATTCTGGCAGCCCGAAAGTTGGAAAACGAGGGAAAAATCAAAATACAGAATGGCGTTTATATTGACCGTACTCCAACCTTTAAAGAAGTATATGAGGATTTCTATAAAGAGAAGTACCGTAATGAGCTACGTAACGGAAATAAAAAGACTTCTTCCATGTCTTCAACGCAAGTAGCGTTTAAAAATTCTTCTGCTTTACATGATATACAGTTTGGTCAAATTAAATATAAAGACTTACAGGATGTTCTTAATGCTTGTCCTCTTAAACATTCCTCTCTGGAATTGATTGTGTCTCTGATGCACCAGATGTACAAATACGCAATTAAATACGACATAGTGGATAAAGACTACTCCTCTGCTTTATTTATTCCTATACCAGACGATGATGAAAGTGGGGTGCCATTCACTGATGAGGAATTAAAAATATTGTGGAAAAATAAAGATGATTTCGTTGTCCAAATGCTATTAATCATGTGCTACAGTGGATATCGTATCAAGGCCTTTACAAATATGGAAACTAATCTGGATGGAAAATATTTTAAAGGTGGAGTTAAGACAAAAGCCAGTAAAGAAAGAATTGTTCCTATTCATTCTTGTATTTTCGATATGGTAAAAGCTAGATATAATGGTAAGAATCTGCTTGGATGCTCTGTGCGGGACTTTCGTAATAAAATGTATAACACTCTTTCTTCTCTCGGAATTGCAAATGCTGCAACTGGAGCAAGACATACGCCACACGATTGTCGACACACTTTCTCCGCGCTTTGCGAACGATACGAAGTCAACGAAAATGATCGTAAACGAATGATGGGGCATTCCTTTAAAAGTGATATTACTAACGCCAAATATAGTCACAGAACTATAGAAGAATTAAGAGAACAGATTGAGAAAATAAAAACACCTTTTATAATATAATGACTGTTACTAATTTGTTACTAATTAGTTTAACTTTTTTTATTTTTAAAGAACTTTAAAGTTGTTCTTGCAGACTTCAAAAACATAGTATTTATGCGGTCTGCAAGACTTTTTCATTTAAAATCAGGCATTTGATTGAATTGATTGATTTTAAAAATATATTAAATCCATGCTATTTTGTAACTTTTCTGTAATGATTGGG